TGACAAGTAATAAAGTTGTGCCTGTTAGTGAGAACATCGGAAATACGAGTCAAACCGCAACACGATATAGATTTGATGACACGGGAACACTGATATTCGTACAGCTAACGCCAAGCAGTTCAAGTGATGTGAAACCCAATGCGAGTCCATTTATTGGAACTCCTGACCAAACAATTATTATTACCAACACATTCTTTTCTCCGCTTGTTATTGAAATCGACTTGGTTGCAAACACAATTGATACACTTTCTGATTTAGTTGGTGGCGAACAAATAAAAGATGTTGATAACGGAATTCTCACATACTATAATAGCGATAGAGTCATTACCAGACAGTTCAATATTTACGAAATCAAGGACGATGTGGATAATGTTTCATTGTATGAAGTTAAGGAAAGAAGAACTATTATAGATGAAAGTCAAAACTTTAATGACGTTACTGAGGACGTTCAGTAATGAATGTGTTATTATTATAATAAGAAATCCCGATATAATTCATTGGGATTTTTCTTTTTATCGTATTTATAGTAAATCGTAGGAAGTGGCAAAAGTAAAGGTAATTAATTCTAATCTTGATGGAAATCTAAACGGCACGAATTTCAATGATACTCCATCGAATACCATATTTTCATTTGGTAGGTTTTTTGTTACAACTAATTTCGATAATAAAACCACGATTAATTACACCAACACACTGAGTTCCTTTACTGTACCAGTTACATTAGATGGTTTGAATATCAACGACACTCAGTCTGAGATAATGAATCTCTACACCAATAATGCGGTTCTGAATCTCGATAAAACCGATTTAAATACTTTCGTTAAATTCGGTTCTGCATATGAGTTTTTACGAGTAGCTGTTCAGAATATAATTCTTGCGTATCCGGGTTCGTTATTCGCTAACTCTCAAAAACGTATCGGTGGAAACACAACATTTACAGGATTAACATATGATGAAATATCTAATATTTCCACATTTTATGTTCCTTTAAATGGTATCGATAATAAATTTGGTTTGATAACCAATAATGGAAACGAGGAAATTCCTGATGAAAACGAATTGAAGAATCTCAATCTTTCCTATGAGGATTATGTGGTCTGGTCAACTCTGGAATCAAATAAGTTTTTTACTGTCGTTGGTTATACGGGGAATACCGATAAACACAGTGACCCGTTAAAAAGAGATTATATTAGAGTTGAAGTAGAGGGAAATCCGTTCGCTGAACTCGGAACAGGTACAACGGGTTTACAAGATTTCCATATTCGCCCCAATAACATGATTTTCGAGGAATTTAGAGCACTTCTTAACCCCTATGAAAGAAATCTTGTTTCGAAAAGAAATGGCACAACTGGCTTCGAAATCACGTTAAAAGAACCCAACCTTCTTGAGGACGGAAAAATACTGTATTACGATAAAAAGATTACGTGGTCAACCAGTGATAAATATAATATAGATATTGACACACCAAGTTACCAGAATTTTCTTGCTGTCATGCTGGCTATTGGTACGAAATGCGATAAAGTAAAGACCGATTTAATAGCAAGATTCCTGACTCCCGCCTCATTAAAAAGTTATGATTTCACCGATGAGGGCAAGACAACTAAACTCCTGAGATTATATGGTAGGGAATTTGACCAGATGAAAGAATTTATTGATTCGCTGGTACACATCAACAAGTTAACCTATGATAAGAAAAACAATATTCCCGACCAACTTATTCAAAACATGGCGAGAACCTTTGGATGGGATTATTTCGGACTCGTTAATGAAAGCGAGTTAGTTGAAAGTTTTCTTACTGTTGATGACACCGAAAGAAATCTTAATGAAAACGAATTACCTGCTGAAGTCGATATTGAATTATGGCGAAGAATATTAATGAATACCAGTTATTTCTGGAAATCAAAAGGCACTCGTCAAGCCATTAAAGCGATTTTCTTGTTAATTGGCATTCCAGAACCTTTTATAAATATTACTGAATACGTTTATACTGTTGATGGTAAAATCAACCCCAACACCGTTACATTAACAGCAGAAGATTTTCCAAGTAATTCATTACCGTATGATAATAGCGGATATCCTGTTGCGCCACTGGAAACCAATGATTTCTTTTTTCAATTAAGTGGTAATACTGATAGTGGTCAGGCATATCTTGATGTATTCCGTCAAGCTGGTTTCAATTTGAAACAGACCCCAGACAACAAAAAGTCGTGGATACAAACAGGTGCTACCACTCGTCAACATTACAGCACGTCCCAATATTATCAGGAAGACAGTAGATTGGTAATCAACACCAAAGAAGTTGATGTGGCACTTGATACCGCCAGAGGTATTGAATATGATGTCTATGATTACATACAAACGGATTTCGCTGCGAATAGCAGTGGTTATACTCTTCCATATTCTTATGTGAATATCAGTAACACTGGTAATTTAGAACAAACAGGTCATGTGTTTAAGATTCCCGCAAGTGATTATAGCAAGTTGGGTGATATGGAAGTCAGATATAATGGAATTCTATTAAACGCACCAAGCACAGGAACTACTGGTGGCACATATTTTTCTGGTGATACGACATATACTGAGACTCAAGCAGATTATACTGTAAGTGGTAATACTATTACCATACCACAACTTAGTGGCAAAACCAGACCGTCTGACGTTATTCAGGTAACGTTTATTGATTCTGGCACAACAACAAGCAACGCAATTACAAGTGCTATAACCATTAATTATATCGTTACACGCATTAAAGCAGATTTAGTTAATGGAACATATATTCCATTGCCGAGTTATCCACGTGGAGACGTGCAACTCACAATAAATGGAATCGCTTTGACCAAGGGAACACCCCAATTTACTGCGGATTATATTGTAGACCCAGCCAATTCAACGGGTGGAACTTCGTGGAATCTCATAATTCAAAATCCAGATATTATTACGTTTCTTAATAGTAACCCTTATGTTCAGATATCCTATATGGAAGTACAAGGTAGTAATGATATTAACTTGAGAAGCGAGGTTTTCCGTGTGGATAGTTTCAGCAGTAGCAAGATATATTTCAATAACAGCGCAAATAAATATGTCTACAAGTTAAACTATAAGGTTAATCAAGCCAGTGATGTTAAGTTCCTCATTGATGGCATCGCTTTAGAACCATATCTTGATTATAGTGTAAATGTAATGAGTCCATACGAGATTTTCTTACCACGGGGGATACGATATGGTAGTGTGATATCTGCATATTATCTTGTGGGTGGTGCTGGTGCGTTTGACCCAGTAATTAATGACATATTCGGACTCGGAGATATCAGTGAATTATCGTTTCTGGAATTCCTTGAATTGGTTCAGAGAAAAATGATTAACGCCAGAAATCGTAAAATCGTAACGGATTTCAAAGGCGGTTGGTATCCTGCTGTTCTGGCGATATATGAAAAATACCTGCAAAGAGCCGAACTTCCAGATGACGACCCATTGCAATCAAACGGATATACGTTCCAGAATCTCTATTCTTTCTTAAGTAAGTATAATGCGTTCTTCCAGAGATTCGTAGACCAGTTATTACCCGCTACAATCATTCGTAGACGTGGTGGTTTGCTGGTCAGAAATACTTTATTTACGAAACAAAAACACTGGTATAAAAGGGGTGTAAATGTTGCCGACCCCAGTGACCCAACAAAAACATTAAGAGGTAATGATTTGGTTCAGTATCTCGGTGATGGTGGAAGCATGTTTCAGATTTATCAAGACTTTGCAGAGCCACCACCTCCACTACCACCTGAAATGTATGTCGAAACAAAATCAGGTATAACTGGTAGTCTCATAACTGGTGGTAAAAACATTTTGAACTATGATGCCGTTACGGAATATGGAATCGAATATAAGAGAATCGATTATTATTATGGTGGTGGTGATGTTCTTGGGTTACAAAATCTGTTGGAAGGCATTGATTACGATGAAGAATTAATCGAAGATTCTTGGGTGAAATTATCGCTCACAGACCCGCTTACAACAAATGATTTTACGTTAACACTAACTGGTTTAGATGAAGGTGCGACATACGAGTACAGGGCATTTGTCGAGTCTCTGGCATCTGGATTCACAGGTAACACATTATCTGTTACCATACCAGTACCCGTGCCCGACCCAAGCGTGGATACTAAAACTGCCGTTGTTAATGGAAATATTCTTACTAATCTTGGTGGTATTAATGTGGTGAGATATGAAGATGTGGAATATTACGGCATACAATACAGGAAAGTGCCTTTCGGAATATGGCAGTATCAACCAAATCCACCTGCAACAGGACCACTTGCGGTCAATTACTATCAGACTTCCAATATCACGGGTCTCGATTATGGTGCTACGTATCAATATCTTGCACGTATTGTTGTTGATGGTGTGGCATATTTCGGTGCTACATTAGAAGCCACAATGGGTGCGCAGCCAACTAACCCATATAGTGTGACATCATCAACAACAACATTTAAGTATAGCGATGGAACTGGTTTTAATGCTGTTTCTAATAGTTATGGTGGTAGTCCGAGTCCAACCAATATATTGAGTGCTGGTATAATATATACTCAAAATTCTTCACAAGCAGGTAGTCTTACGATAACAAACACAAATTCGTCAGTTCATAATACATTGGCAACTCCAACTCCTTCAGGTGCAAGCGGTACGTTTGCTGTTCCTACCGATAAACCATTATTGCCGAATACTCAGACATGGTATAGAGCATTTGTTCAAAACGGTGACCTTTATGAACCAACAATTGGATATGGGCAAGTTGAAGACCTTATTACGGGAACACCACCACCATCGACATTTTTAGTTGCTGTAGACACCGAGTGGACAGGGAGTG